CTGCTTTCTTTTGTGCTGCGGTTCCGCTCGCCTTCGATGCTGATACCATTTCGTTCTCCCTTATTGCGTAGGTTCTGCCGCTGATTCGTTAGCGGGCAGTTGGGTTTCAGGCAGCGGGTTTGCAGCTGGAATGTCCATCTCGTAGGGCAGGTCGGTTTCGGCCTCGTAGGGCTGGCCGCCTGCACGCAGCTCCTGGATTTTCTCTTCGTGCCGGTGCTCTTCTTTCTTGATGTCGAGACCCAGCGTCATCCGATCCGTCTCCTGCTCCTGCCGCTTCAGCTCCAGCTTCGCCCACTCGATCTTGGTCTGCTCTTCAATTGCCAGCTGTGCCGGGTCAGGAGGAGTCTCCTGCGCCGGGTTCGTCTTCGGGTCCGTGAAGAACTTACTGGCCTCGCGGAATCCCAGAGCCTCGACCAAGTCCGTCATGGTGTTGTAGACGTTATCCTGTGTCGCCATGTTGCCCCAGCCGGACTCGTTCAGCTTCTCCTGTACCGAAGCAATCGTCTGGAGATTCATGCCCTTCTCCATCCGGCTCCCGTGCCCGAGTGCCACGGTGACCTGACAGTCCATGTTGGTCGACCATGTCGTCGGGTCCACCTGCACGTACTGATCGTTGAGCCGCACCATCAGCGGAGCGCTGTGGTGTCGGAGTAGCAGGCCATAGATGCCTTGGAACAAATCCCTCACGCCCGTGTCGGCGAAGATACGTGCGTAGAGTGAAGTCCGCATGGCCGCAGCACTGGTCTGCACCATCGTGCCCAGCACATGCTTGCTGATGGATTCAGGGTTGATTCCCATTGCATCGGGGCTGATGCCCGTGCGCGCTTCCTTCATCTTGTTGTGCATCTCGAGCGCCGGCATGATTTCCATCATGTTGTTCTTCTGCTCGTAGGGTCGCAGCGCACCTTGCTGGTACTCTTCGATGTAGCCGCCGGGAGCAGCGTTGAGCAGCTGATTGAGGTTCACCATCGGCGTGGCTTCTTCGCCAATCCCCTGACACGTAACGATGTTACGCGGGTCGGTGGCGAGGTAGGCGCAGTTGAGCAGCTGCCGCCACAACGTGGTGTTGATCTCCTGCAAGTCGCCCGTGACGTCGCCGAGGCTCAAGCCATAGAAGCGATGCGGAATCGGAATCGGCGTTACCGAGTAGAAGGGATGTCCCGAGCAGGGCTCTGCAGAGAGAAGCTCCTGCGCGTAATCACCGCCCGTGACGATGTGCCACCACTCGCTGATCCCGTCGCCGTCCGTATCCATCAAGACGTAGGAGTCGTTGATATAGATCGTGCGCTCGGAATCCGAGCGGTACGAGTAGACCAGGGGATACGAGTCGTCCTGGCTGGAGCGAATGATCGTGTCCTGATCGGTGGTGTAGACCGCTTGCGAGCCCGGCAGTCGCTTGACCAAGTCCGCAGGGAATCCCCACGCGATCAGGTCCGACTCGCTGGCGCGTACACGGTGCCCAACGAATCGGCATGTCGGGTCCTTGAGGCCTCGCGCATCGCGATTGATGATGAACTCTTCGGGCGGGATGTTTTCCAGCGTCACCTTCCCGTCGCGTTTGATCCTCGTGCCCTCGATGTCGTACTTCACCGCCATTGCGTCATGGTTCTCGGGGAGTGCGCTCTCCTGATCGAGGATCTCTCGCTCGCCGTCCTGCTCGTGCCACGCCGTGATGGCCGTGATCTCAAACTCCTGATCCTCGGCCAGCCCCGTCAGGTCGATGATGTTCTTGCCTTCGTAACTCTCGAATGTGGCACGCGCATCCTCTTCCCACGTTGCCTTTACAATCCCGTTCTTCTGGATCAGCGCGTCCTTGAACATCGTGTAGAGAACCATGAAGCCGTTCTCTTGCTGGAAAATGTAATTGACCGCAGCGGTGGCCTGCTCTGCAGCCGGCTGGTCGTTGTCGTTAGTCCCGATAAACTGCGCCACCTCGGGGCCGCTGGTGAAGATCTCCATCAGTTGCGGCAGCAGCCACTCCACCTGCTCGAAGACGTCTCGCGTGACCACCTGGCTTCGGCCTTCGCGCTCATCGCCTCGCGGATTGCTGAAGTACTGCTGCAGGTTTACACGCCGTGCCTCACTGAGCCGTGTACCTGTCCATCCGAGGCTGCTATCCAGCTCACGCTGCACGATCGAGAGCATCTCGGGCTTCGACATCTTGTGACCCATGCGAGTACTACCCGATGTGTAAGGTGCCTCGGGGGCTTCGTCCTCGGGGTAGTCCGAGAGCGCGGGCTGCGCAGCATCCACGCCGGCCATGCTCGGGAACTCGACCGCATCGTCATGGCGCAACGGCGCGGGGCCTTCGAGGTCGCGTGTACCTGTCTGCCCGTCGCGAGGTCCTGACTCGGCCTCGTCGCGTTGCTGGATGAGATCTCTGGGATCCTGTGCGCCCACGTTTGCCCCCTAAGCTGTCGGTGTTCGCTTGAACGTCGAGCCGCTAGAAGTGTGCGGCATCGGCTTTCCTGCCCGCTTTGCCACGCTTTTGCGGTTTACTGCCTTTGCGTTCATCTTCTTGGGCATCTGGTTGCTCGGGCCCTCGCCCTGGTCCCGGTGCTTGAAGCCCTTGCCCGTTGTCTCTCTGGTTTTGATCCTGGCCATTCTGCATCTCCTTTGCTTGCTTTTCAAGAGCATCGACCCGCCGCTCGAGTTCGTAGAACGCTTCCAAGAAACCCATTACACCACCCACCGCGTGTTCTGCGTTGGCCGGGTAACCTTCGCCGCCTGCCGTTGGCCCAAAGCGAGGTACCGGAACCCATCTGCTCCGTGGCTGGCCCAGTTATGATCCGGCGTGTCTGTGAGTTCTCCCGTGGACCGATTCCGCTTTCGCTTATAGTTTTCGAGTGCAGAAATACCTTCTCTGCAATTCGCTTCGTCGAAATGGCAGCGCGGGAGAACCCGTCTAACCGCATCGATTCCTTCCGCAACCTCAGTACCCATGCGCACGAGGATACGATCAAGGACTCGAAACGTGATACCCAGCTCTTGCGCAACCGTTGTGCGCGCAAGCGCACCGTTCGACCAGTCGCGGACCTTCATGTCATTCGGCGCGATGTGCTCGCGGTACGTGTAGCCCATGTTCTGCAAGACGTTCACGTAGTGCGGCAAGCCGACACCCGTGGCCTCGTAGTAGTTGATGATGTGAATATTGTTGCCGTGCATCTGGTAGAACCAGATCGCAGTCGGGTCGCGCACGCCGATGTCCCACGCTGTCGTCACAAGCTTCGACTCATCGTAAGGCACGCTTCCGATGCGGCCCTCTTCCTTGGCCTTCGAGAGCAGCTCACCGTAGTAGGCTCCCTCGACTACACTCGGGAACTCGCCTCGAATACGACTCTGCCACGCCGAGGAGTCGATGCCCCAGAGCTCCAACCGCTCGGCGACCCACTCGGGGCTGATCAGCTCGGGGTGCGGGTACTCGTCTTCCTTCACCTTGTTGCGCCACTCGCCGCTCACCATGTCGTCTTCCGTGATGCCAAAGGTCAGGAAGTTCGGGGTGTCCCACGCGGCAATCGGGATCGTGTGGACCTCGTTCGACTCGCAGTCGCGCTGGAATGAGCACCCGGCAATCACCGGGTTTCCAATCAGCAGCTTGCGGGCGTGCCCACCGGCTAGGAGCGAATCGATCTGGTCCATCAGCGCGCTAGAGATGCCGCTGGCCTCGTCCACGATCACCAGAATATGGGGAGCGTGGAAGCCTTGGAAGCGGGACTCGTCCCAGTCGGGGGCGGTGAAGCCCCAGATCCACCAGTCTGCATCGAGCTTGAGCTGCATCGCAGTCGGCTCGCCACCCAGCGGGAGCTTTGCGCTCTTGTGCGCCCGCAGGATCTCGCCCCACAGCACACCCTTCACCTGCCGCTCGGTGGGAGCGGTGGTGATCACCTTCGAGCCGTGATAACTGAACGCGAACCACAGGGCGATGCGCCCCGCGGTCCAGCTCTTTCCGCTGGAGTGGCAGCTCGGCACTGCCGTGACACGGTTGTCTCGGATCGACTCCATGATCGCAACCTGCTGCTCCCATGGGTCATCGCCGAGCACTTCGCGAATGAAGAACTCGGGATCCTTCCGGCACCGCTCTACGAGAGCAGCCGCGCCTTCTGTGTCAATCGCTTCGGACACTAGTCAGCCTTCTTCCTTCGCACCGACTTCTTGGCCTTGGCCTTCGGCTTCGGCTCTTCGTCCTCGACATAGCGTGGCGGATCGCGCAGCTCGGGCTTACGGCCAGGGGCAGTACGATACGCCTTTTTGGTGTCGTTCTTGTCAGCCTGCTTTGCAAGCAGCTTCGCATTGCGTGCGGGATGCCCGACAACG